TGAAAACAAGGAAGGCGAGCAAGAACCCAAGAGCGAGGAGTCCGCGCAGCCTGATGAGAAAAAGTCAGATGAAAAAAAGCCCGACGAGAAAAAGCCCGACGAGAAAAAGCCTGACGAGAAAACCCCGAAGAAGGAGGAGACGGAGGAATTCGTTGAGGTGCAAAAACAAATATTGGCTGGCGTAGAGAAGATGGAACCGCTCTTGCAAAAGGCGGAAGCATTTATGGACAAATACCAAAACGCAAAGTAAACAAATGCTGATTTAGTTAAAATATCAAACTCGCATATAAGTCCAAATCCATAATATATGTTATCATAAATATATATTATTATTATAGCAAGATGGGGTTTTTTAGTGATATTGGAAGAATTTTTAAACAGATCGGCCGATTATTCGCAGCAATTCCGAAAGTTGGATATGGTACATTTGAAATAGCAGGAGGTGTAGGAGTAGCAGCTGCAACTGTGCCAGCTGGTATATATTTAACGTGGGTGCAAGCAGTCATATTTTTACAGACCGTTTGGGTATTCGCATTTACTAATCTTAACTGCGCAATGAGGATGATGAACAACGCATCGTATTGTGCATTTTTTTACATATTAGATGTGCTAGGTCAAATGTTTTACCTTATACCAAGACTAATTATTTTCGTACTAAATTTGGTAGGAATGCCAGCAAGTGCGTGGGAAAAAGATATTTGGGTTTTTTTAGAAGATGTTGATAAGTGGTTCGTTGACCGTATTGGTATACACATCATACACTTCCCGAAATCAATACGCGATACGTGTTTTAATTGTCGTAGATTAAAACCAACCGCGTTCGTAAGCAAAGCAGAGAAAACAGCAGCTACAATTAAAGATCCGATTGTTCCGCTGTTAACTAGTGGAATCGGACCAATGGTTAGGGGATTAAATAGAATAGCCAATGCACTTGATATTTAGTATATATGACCAATCCAGAAAATATTGATATAGTGTATAGAATATGGCAAAAAAATGTGTTCCTGGCGTAATATGTATTGAAAATGTGACATTTGTGTTGCTACTCGGAGGAATAATTGCCGCATATTTTATTTATAACCGAAATAAGATGCCTGCGCCGGTTCAACCGCCGACTGAACGCATAATTGTTGTTCCGCCAATGGCTATATCCGCCCGTAGAGACCCAGTGAATGACCCGTATGCACCCCCATTAAAAAACAGCGGTTATTACCACCCCACGGATACTAGCGACATTCGCGGTTTGCCACAGGTTAGTGGCATTCCAGTAAACGTTCAAACGCGCGGACTGAATACCGAATATCAACAAGTAGGGATTTTAACCAGAAATAACTCACGCGACGATATGATATTGCCGCTAATGGGAAGAAGAGTAATGAGCGGGCGCGACAAATGGCAGTATTATACTATGACGAATACTGGCAATTTAAACACCAAGCTCCCGATTAGCAAAAACGGCAAGAGTTGCACAGGCGAATACGGATGTGATGACATAAACAATGGAGAGGTAGTTTACGTAGAAGGGTATAAGGATACATTCCGAGTTACCGTATATGAAAATAACCTATTTAGTTACATTCCAAGCCTTTAGGATCAATACGAGTTGCTGTAACAAAATATTTGAGGATGCTTATGAAATATGACATTTTTATATACTTTTAACTATATAAAAAATTGGGGTTTCTTTATTTGAGCGGGTTATAGTCTAACTACGTAGCATACATTTTATAATTAAATTAACGGGTTGTCTTGCGTGTATGAGACTTGCGTTTATGAGACTTGCGTTTATGAGACTTGCGTTTATGAGACTTGCGTTTATGAGACTTGCGTTTATTGCCGCAGCATTGGTTTCCACCCGCTAATGCACCAGCAATTACAGGGCCATTTCTGGTTATGAGTCCTGCGCAATTTTGCGGCCATGGTGTCCTACAACTTGGACATCTTCTCCCTTGCCCTTGTTGATTGCATATAGGAGCAATGCAAGCTGTATGAAACCATGCGTGGCATTCTATACACCTTCTAACTTGTCTATTATCATCGAAATCATCCATGCAAATTGGACATGTTTCGTGCCCAACAGGAGGAGCAGGAGGAGCAGGAGGAGTAACGACGGGAGCAGCGTTAGGAGCAGCGTTAGGAGCAGCGTTAGGAGCAGCGTTAGGAGCAGGAGGAGCTCCATCAAACCTATTATTAAATGCAGTAATCATCATTTGGTAACCGTGAAATGCATTCATCGCGTTACCCTGACTATAAGTAGAAGCTAAATGCATCATAAGACTGTGAAACAAATTCAATAACTCTTCTTGATCAAATTCGCCATTGCCATTAACATCAAAAGGATTTATATTCGCCGCCGTCATTATCATTGGTGGAACTATACCATTTATGTGTGTGAAAAAATTTTGACCATAAAATTGATCTTGACCATTTATATAGGCTAATATTTCAGCCGTGCTGACTGTGCCGCTATCATCTTCGTCCATTTGAACCATCAGAACGTTAATGGCATTCGGTCTTATATATGTATTCAACTGCGCCATATATATATATATATATATACGAATATATAAAATATCGTTAACCCATTGGTTATTAAATCGGCAACGGCTAAATCGGAAATAAATATACGACTAAATATTTATTTATAATATTCAATACAATAAATTCCGCATTCAGTTACATTCCAAGCCTTTAGGATAAAGAGTAAAGTTCGGATGGAAAACAAATATTATTGTATATTATAGTATATAATAATGTCAGACACATACGAGTTAGACAAGCACATCAATTATGATAATCGGGTAGTATATAATTACCCGAAGATAAGCATTAATAAAAATGAAATTACTGCAACGCCGACCAAACTAGAAATGACATTCTTCAATGGCTCCACTGATCCAAATATTATATATACATCACGCGGTACAAACACCGTTTACAATCATTCAAAGGCATACTTCTATAAGCTGATACACGACAATATCGGACAGGTAACTAATGGTAGTGATGCAGCCACAAAATATGGCGAGTTAATTATTGAGCATAAGCCACCAGGGAGTACCAACAAGACATTTGTTTGTTTTCTATTAGAATACACTGACTCTGACCAAATAACCGACATTGATACGATGATTAATTTTAAAGCAACGAACAAACCAACAATTTACGCGAATGTTGATTTAAATAGCGTTATATCCAAACAAGATAGTTGCGTCGTATACGATAGTACGGTTAGCAATATTAAATCCACAGTTTTTGTATTTACTACGCCGATTAAGATTAATAGAACATCCAAAACACGAATTATGCAGTGCACGAATGTCGCCAATATTCCAATTGTAAAATATAATTCTGGTTATACCGTTTTGCCTGCAAGAAATATATCATTACCAGATCCAGACCAAATATATATAAATTGCAACCCGACTGGCGAATCTGCTGATAAGATAGATACATATAACCTACCAATTAATAGCGCATCTGGATCAGAGCAAGATGCTCGGTCGGCCATGCAAACGATGACAATGTTTGCGATTTTTGTAATAGTTTCAATTGGATTAGTTGCATTTGTACCTGGAATATATAAATATACTGTACTTCAACGTACGTTAACGCTTATCGATCCCATTATCAATGACAGGGACAATGCCTTCCTAGGATATATGCGCGCACTGGATTTTGCATTAATCGTGGTATTTGGCATAATCAGTTTTTCATTGATCATTTCAGGGTTTTCAACTGAAAATACAGTTGCATTGAGCTTCGGATTTTCATTTTTATACATTATTGTTGCGTCTATGTGGATATTAAATATAAGAAAAAACGACAATATGTACATGAAGGTGGGTGACATTAGAAATATATACAAGCCCGATTCTGAATATGAGTTTCCTTCATTTGACAAAATCTTACCTGCATTTGGTGCAGTATTAACGCTTGGAATATTTGGTTCCCCAACGCAATAATTATATAATGATGATGACCACTAATTATATAATTTCAATTTAGTACATAGATGCAGAGCCAATCTTTTCCGCAATTGGTTTAAACGAGCTGGGCATATAGGTGCTAATGTCGCTCTGTCCAATAGGAGCCATCTGTCCAACGATTTCCTCTTCTAGGGTAGTTTTCTTGGTGGGGTTCATCGCACTCATCTGTGCGTCCTTCTTAATTTGACTGGGAGTATAACGAACCAAGTCCGTGCGACCCGTGATATTGCTTGACCGACGAAGCATCTCATATGCAACAAATACATACAAAATGGCTAAAATGGGGTTAGAATACATAAACAGGTAAATAGTTATGAGAAAAATACTGGCCATTCCAAGTGGCGAATCAATCATATTTGCAACGGAGGCGGGCATATGAATGGGCATTGCAAGATAGAATGCAAAAACAACGAGTGCGGAAATCTCCAAGTTAGATAATGACTTTAAAGCGGACGGGACGTTCATTTATAGTATAAGATAGTATTATATTTTTCATACGAACAAACTATATTGACAAAATTGAAATATCCTAAATACTATGTTCAGTTAGTATAGAATAATAGCATTAGCCAACGATGAGTCGATTTTCCAAATTTAAATCGAATAAAAAGAAAGAAACTAAGCAGACATTTACGTTGACCGACGAGTATAAAACACAAATATGTAGCGCATCCTATCTCGGCAAGAAGGGATATACTATACCCAAATCGTTGCTATTAAAAGAAGATGAAGAATATTTACGCAAGGAACTCTTTGTAAAGCCCGAGGTTATTGGTGCGAATTTTGGCAATCCATCGGACGAGGAGAGTGCGTTTCCAGTATTTCGCGAAAATGCGAATAAATTCTATCTTCCGAGGTTTTACGGAATCAATCGTTATGGTCTGCCTAGCCGTTCAGAAATAGCACAGGGGGATGACATTAACGTAACGTTTTCTAAATCGTTACGAGATTATCAAGAAAAAATTATTGGGGTTTACACAAAATATGTAAACGCACCAATATGCAGCGGGTCTGAACACGTTGGCTCGGGCGGCATACTGCAAGTTCCTTGCGGCGCCGGTAAAACGGTTATGGCTTTAAAAATAATATCAAACCTAAAAAAAAAGACACTCATTATCGTGCATAAAGAATTCCTAATGAACCAATGGATAGAACGCATAGCCGAATTCTTGCCTGGGGCAAGTGTGGGCAAAATACAAGGTCAGACGTTTGATATAGAAGGCAAAGACATTGTCATTGGAATGGTGCAGACGTTATATGACAAGGAGTTTCATCCAGACGCATTCGCAAAGTTTGGTCTAACCATCATTGACGAAGTTCATCGTATCGGTAGCGAGCAGTTTTCCAGAACTCTGTTTAAAACCATAACACCATATATGCTGGGTATCTCGGCGACCGTTGAACGAAAAGACAAACTAACCAAGGTATTGTATATGTTTATTGGTGATATGATTTACAGCGAAGACCGCAAAAATGACGACCTAGTAACTGTTCGTGCAATAAACTATGTAGCAAACGACACCGAGTTTAATGAAGTAGACCGAGATTTTCGTGGCAATCCAAAATATAGTACAATGATAGTCAAGTTATGCAGCTACGGTCCTCGTAGCGATTTTATAATAAAGGTAGTTGGCGATTTATTAAACGAGGATTGCGACAAACAGATAATGATATTGTGTCACAATCGGTCACTGCTGACGTATTTATTTGAAGGCATCTCACACAGAGGTTTAGCGAGCGTTGGCTATTATGTAGGCGGAATGAAGCAACTCAAACTACAAGAAACCGAAGAAAAACAAATCGTGCTTGCGACATATGCAATGGCGGCGGAGGCATTAGATATTAAAACGCTGTCGACGTTAATTATGGTTACCCCAAAGACAGACATTACACAATCAATTGGTCGTATTTTGCGAGTAAAACACGCAAACCCCATTGTAGTGGATATTGTAGATAAACACGACATCTTCCAAAATCAATGGGCACAGCGCAGGCGGTTTTATAAAAAGTGCAATTATCGTATTCGGCAAATAGATTCGCAGAATTACAAAGGAATGACGTTAGATTGGACCGCGGACCAAACATGGAAACGGGTATTCGAACCGAAAAATTGTGAGGCAGAAGCAGAGGCAGTAGAAGAATGTTCGGATGACGAAACGGGTAAAGCCCCTGATCAGGCACCTATTAAGGGGACGGATAAGGGAAAATGTTTAATTGATATACAATTTGACGACTAGCAACTTACTTTCTGTGATGCTTATTATGTCTAGTTTTTTTATGAGTCTTGCGCGCGTGCTTGGCACGTCTAGACTTCTTGGAACGCTTTGACTTTTTACCACCAGCCATACTACTCTTCATTGCATTAAGTTCTGGACCGCCTGACGTGGCGGTAGTTACTGTGGACGGCAACACTGCGCCCGCTTTGAACTCGCTAAACATAGAACCGTTTCCAGACATTTTATATAATCTATGTAGATTATATAATATACACAATGGAGAACTCGCAAATTGAATATCAATCCAAGGAATTTATCAAACAAACACATAAAGGCGGCGACATTATACAAAAAATGTTAAATATAAATAATGACGAGAACAGTGAATTTAGTGTAGATGAATATCGCAATGCAATGCATAATGAACGTACCAAACGACAGCAACAAATAACTGTAAATAACGAGGAAGTCAAACGTAGACGCGAATTAAGACTTATGAATGCTACAATCGACCCCACACTCATTGACAAGAAGAACGCATTAAAAGAAGATATACAATCTAGAATGGCTCGGTCAAGTGAATATGTTCGAGAAATGCAAGACAAACTAAAGGAGCGGGTTATGGCGGAACGAATGAAGCAGTCGATTGCAACGGCAATACGAAAGAGAAACAATCAAGTATTTGAAATGCGTGAAAATATGAAAAATGGAATAATGCCCAATGCGAAATTAGATAACTGGAACATAAATAACATAAATATTGAAAATGACGACGGCACAAATCGGATAAAGCGTATAATCATCACAAAGCGGCGTGGAAGAATGACCGATGAGATAGTAAACACTACATTATAATTGCGAAATGTGTACAACCTTTGACCGCTTATCTACCACTTGGACTGGTGTCCATTTCTTAAACTTCCTATCAAATATGCATTCAATTAAAATCGTTTTCTTCATATCAACGTATTTATCCTCATTCAAATTTTGAAAGTCGTCTTCATCATCGCTTTCTTCAATGAAATCTAGGTTCTTATTTTCACGAATGTTCCTAAACAGACCATTCATAAATACACTCGTTTTATAGTTTGGAATATATGCGATATTGTAATAGACCCGCTGATTGTTCTTACCGAATGCAAACAAGTGGTAAATGTCAAATTGGATGTCGGCAGTTACCTGAAAAATAGCGGGATATTTGTATTGCGGTTTTGTAAAAACTGGTCTAATTGGAACATATTCTGGCTGGGCTCTAATAGCAATAATTGGCTGGACAGGCAAAGACACAACTGCTCCCTTTCGTGCAACAAATACATTGACAAATGGCATTTTTTCAGTAGAAGACCGATATTGAATATGATGCACATTGTAGGGCGGCGGAGTATCAGGTAGATAATCAGGGTATGCAATGTCTGTATCCGTGAATTTAGTTTGCCACATAACAGGCAGCATAATGCGTATGTTATTTGTGTTAGGTTCAGTGAAATTGGTAAATAGCTTTTGCAATATACATAATTTATCTATTTGCCGTGCAGTATCAAGGGGAACGCCTCTATAACATGCAACATCTTCAATAATAAATGCAGTAGTTGCCCCGGTCTCATCCGCAATAAGTGTTCCGTATAAAACCGTGCCAATAGCCAAACTTCGGTCAAATCCGACATTCATCCGACTACCCTTGACAATTTTCTTTTCACGATTTATTTCAAATAAGTAACATACATCGTGATATTTATCAAAGGTAAACCACAAGTAACCCTTTTTGCCGTGCGGGATAGCCATTCCAATATCATATGTACTATAAACTTTCGTATGTGAAATCGTTTCATACGAAAGTTCGAAACGCGGAAACCGCGCAAGAGCATATTTAATCTGCGGGGAGAGTTGTTCCATTATATATTATTGCGCGATTGTCTCTATATGATTTATACAAATGCATTAATCTGTCCAGTCATAAATTGAGACAACTCATCATTCATCTGTTTTTTATCGTCTTCTGTTTGAAATAATGTTTCTGATTGTAAACTGTCATCAATAGGTTCATGATAGACATCCCCAAACATTTCCTTGTATTTCTTGAGCTGCGAATTCACTAAATCTTTGGTTTTGGGTTTCGTATATGTATCTTTTAATATACCCCAAGCATATTGGGCGCCATATATTATGATAATAAATGTGATAATTTTCAAAATAAAGTATAATATATCAATTACCATTTTCTGTATAACATTTGCATATATAGAAATTCGTATAGCCGAACGTGAAAGAATAGGTGTAATTGTAAAATGATATAAAAAATATTTCGGGATAGTAAAATAAGAGGACCGATGACTACTTATCTAATTGTTCAAAAGGATGGAAATATCAAGGAAACCACAGTGAAACAGTTTGTGGAGGAAGACCTATATAAAAAGGCGGGATTTCGATCGTCTGACGGGTTTACGCTTCACGCTACCTGGCCAGTTGAGAACGTAAACCATAAGAATTATAATATTCAAGTGTATGGAAAGACGGACGGGCGAGCAAATCAAGAAAATAAGTACGAGTTTCCGCCGCCAATTGATAACACGCTATTTTTTGGCAATTGTATCATCTTAAATAAAGTGGGCGATGTTGTCTCAGACCTCACGGAAACCGAATGGACTGCAATTTATGATAAGCTTTATGGAGGATTTGAGGATTTGAATAGTGAAGATGATAGTGAAAGCGATGAGGATGATGGTTTGCCTAGAACAAAAAGTGGATATGTAAAGGATGGATTTATCGTGGAAGACGACGACGACGAGGATGAAGACGAGGATGAAGACGAGGATTATGATGACGATGATGACGATGCTCCCAAAAAGAAAAAGCGCAAGGTTACAAAAGCGGTCAAGAAACCCATCATAAAGTTAAAGAATAAGCCCAAGACACCAGTTCCAACCAGCGTCTTTGTCGTACAAGAAACTGAACTAGACTGTACGAATGAGTTGTGCGAGGAGGAGTATGTAATTGAGTAATCAATATAGAAAAATAGAGCTATCTAGTAGTACAGAATGACATTTGGAACTGGTATTGCCATTGCAATATCTGCCGCCATAGTTGTGTTTTTATGCATTCCATTATGCAAGTGTTACTTAGAAATGTTAAATGGAAATATTGCGCTTCGTCCAAAAGAGACGTCAGCAGAAATGGACCAAACGCAACGAGTTTGAAACCTGAAAAATTGAATTAAACATTATGTATTAATTCAATTTATATAATCACATAGGATTAGGATGAGTATCATTACAAATGCTGATCGGTTTCGTGCTAATATTTGTGGTAAGTTCACTGGTATTATTGGCAACAATGTAACTGCAATTAACCTAGAAAAAGGGGTATTTAATTATTCGCTCAAAGAAGCAACGAGCAAAAAACTTATAAAAAAGTGGGAAAATCCAGCATTCGTGCAGGTTTATTTGGATAGATTGCGTACCATATATATCAACTTAAAAAATGAGGATATACTTGCAATGTTAAAATCAAAAGAACTTTTGCCACAAACGTTTGCATCTATGACTCATCAGGAAATGAACCCAAACCATTGGAAGCTATTAATTGAGCAAAAAATCAAACGCGATGCAACCAAGTTTGTCACTAACATTAAAGCATCAACTGATATGTTTACTTGTAAAAAGTGCAAATCAAAACGTTGCACTTATTATGAGTTGCAAACACGAAGCGCGGATGAACCAGCAACTATTTTCGTAACGTGTTTGGATTGTGGTAAGAATTGGAAATCGTAAATTACTTATGCGTTGCAGCAATATACCATACATAAAGAATACTCGCCCAAACAAAACCATAATATGACATATATATAATGTTCAAGCCTAGATTTAATGAATAGGCAATTGGCTGCATAAAATCTGTATCTAATGATACATTCATTGGAATCAATGCAAATTCGTCGTTTTTATTTGCATCGGCATCCTCATCGTCGTATAATATTTCACGAATATCATCAACATGCATATCTTCATCTGAGTTACACGCTACTGTATATTGATGCACCTTTTCTGCAAAATAATCTAGCTCGCTTTGGTTCATATTTTCAATGATATAGCGATGTGTATTTGTATTTTCTAAAAAAATGTCACTTAATTCCACAATAAGGGCATCATTGTCAATCTTACTCATATTTGGCACAGTGTGTTTATAACCCAATACTTTTAGTTCAGGAAGTGTAAGTGAAGTTAGTTTATTACGAATAAACCCAGAACTTAGGTCTAATCTCCAATCCATTGCCGCAATTTCCTCTATTTCTTCATTTAATAATGAAATAGACGTATCTTTACACCGATGTATATGGTGTCCCTCTTCTAAACAAAATGAACAGTGTATTGGTCTAGAATGTTTCATATACGATAAAAAATATATATTTTTGTTTCTATATCAATTTAGATCAATATCTCCAAATCGCCCAATTTCCAATATTCACATCCTCCATTTGGCATAGGTCGTTTAATTATAAATGGCATCTTTTTTTCTTCTAATTCCTTCAATGCAATTAAATATCCGTCTATCACCGCGTCGTCTATTGTGACGAATGGTTTTGCACCAGAATTTATTTGTTTGGCTCGTTCTCCCAGCACGCGCGCCTTCTCGTAACGAGTTAATATTGGAATAGTTCTATGCAATGAGTCAATTGGTGTGCCATTTGCGTCTCTAACAATAACACACATATTTGCGATTTCGTCGTAATTATGAGACTGTAATTCGGGATGGAATTCGGATATAATATTTTGTCTAGTAGCAGCATCAAATTTTTGTAAATAACCATTGTCCTCGCCGTCCTCGGTTTCATCGTCCGTATCTGCAAAATTTGCAACATCGTCGTTGCCTGGTTGTAATCTGGCTAATATGTCAGTTTCACTAGTTTCGCTTAGCAAATCATTATCCTCCATATCTTCTTCGTCGTCGTCGTCGTCGTCATCTTCCGTTTCATCTGCGTTTTCGTCGGCGGTTGCATTTACTCGGCTAGCATCAATGGCTCGTTTGCGAGAAGGTTGATTAACCGATTCGTCGTCGCTATCCTCCTCTACGGCTTCATCTGCTGGGTTGTAGTCTTCGTCATCCATTTGTTAAGTCCTAATATATAATTAGATAAAGTAGTTTTTCTAAATCGTTATTCTGGTTACTAACATTCAATTTTTTGAATCAATAAAAACATTGATTCAAAATAGCCATAATAATATAAATTGCAAATAAATTAGACGCGGTCATCGGTTTTCCAGGTTGCATCGCAATCCACGCACATATATAAATATTTCAGTTTATCTTTGTCGTAACGCATATAAATAACGCCATTTTTAGTTTCACATTCTTTATTCGGACACTTTGTATTATATAGACGAGGGAGTGTGGGGTCAAGTTTTGTGTATTCGTTTATGCCAGTAACGAAATCTTGTTCGCCACTATTCAATTGAGTGTTTAATAAACAAACACCTTCATCGGTTAGTGTTTCATCCACGTAGTTACAATTCCGACAATAATATACCAATTTGTTTGTATCATCTGGATTGATCCCGATGTAATACATGTTGTCACACTTATCGCAAAATTTCATATTGTATACTTAATCTATATATTACTATTTCTAATATTTTTACATTCAATTTTTTAGTTATCTTCAAGATATACACTTTCTGCTAAATAGTTTACTTATTTCGTTTATTCAACCGCATCTTGCGTAACAATGTATACATCAAGGGTTTATATGGAATCTACCAACTACACCTCCAAGTCTGCAATAACCATTTTATGATCGCTTATCCATTTTGCGCCTCCATCGCCTTCATATACGTAAGAATCAACCGTTTTTAAATTTTTGGTATAAATTATATCAATTCGTTGAAGTGGACCAGTTTTATACAATATGCCTGCGGGCCAAGTATAACCAGTGTCATAATTTATTGAAAAGGGTGGACGAAATGCCCGATATGTATCTACAAACTTATTTTTTTCAAATTCTTTTGAAACTGGGGTATCTATATTTAAATCCAAATGGGAAGGCTCGTTAAAATCCCCCGCTATAATTGCCCTTTTGTACTTTTTCGCTTTTTCCATTTCTTCTTTTACTCTTGGCATTCGTCGTTTCGCACAAAGTTTAAGAACCTGGTCTAAACTATAGCTTAATGGGACAATCACAGACGATTTATATACCATATTGTTCATATGGTGCGGAACTGACGGGATGTCATCTAAATGCATACCACCAATATAAATGGGAGCATTATCAGATTTTAATGTAACTACATTGTTGTCAACAATTGTAAATTTGTATGGATTTATCAGTACACATGTACACTCAGCGTTATTAATATTTAGAATTTTTAGACCTAACTCAATTGCTAATTTTTCTAAATTATAAGCAGAAACCTCTTGTAGAAATAATATGTCACCCTTTACTTTGGTTAAATGTTTAATCCATTTATTTATTAATGTTGTTTTTCTGGCAGGACATTCATGACATAGATTTATAGTTACAACCCGTAAATAACGCTTCATTGTATAATAAATGCCTACATTATTATAATTTTTGACGAATCGTATTAAGTTAAATTGACCCAGATTCTTCTATTTGTTTGAAATTATTATAGTTATTATGCGGTGGTTATGCAGCCGACTAATACTACAATATTATCCCAACTTTGCAATTATGGAAAATTGAATTGATTATGCAGCCAAATGTAGTTGTATTTAATACTCAAATAACATCAATTATCGTAATAAATCTATTTCCCACGAAATAGATTTATACAAAGGTAATAAAAATGTCTTCACAATATATCCAAAGTCCAATGGAACCAACTGGTCCTAGTTTATCAAACAGTAAACAAGCACAAAATGTGGTTACCAAGTATGCAGGGTTTAATGACTTTATGATGAAACATCTAATAAAGAAAGGTGACCCAGCTACGAATACTAGACCTATTACAAATACGCGTATAGGCGACAAGGACAGTCAAATATACGGGGGGTCGTATTCTATTCCAGAAAACGAGTATCAGACATTCTTGCAATTGTATGCAAAGGATATCTTGTCTACGAATAAGAAAGAATATCTTACCGAACGTCAATTAGAACACGACGGTCCGATATTGATTGACATTGACTTGCGTCACGACTATGAAACCGACGAACGACAATATACGAGGGACCACATTGAAGATATGGTTCACATCTATTTAGAAGAATTAAAGGATATGTTCCAGTATGACGATGCTAGCAAATTTAAGATTTTCATTCTAGAAAAGCCCAGCGTAAATCGTGTGAGTGAAAAGAATTGCACCAAGGACGGCATTCATATCATTATTGGATTAAAAGCTGACCGCGTAGTGCAGGCGCTATTGCGTGAGCGAGTTATGCCGAAAGTAGCGGAGGCGTGGGAGGGTCTGCCAATTATAAACAGTTGGGAAGACGTATTTGATAAGGGCATTA